AGGCCATTGAATTTCAAATAACTTCTTTAAAAGCAAGAGTAGGCAATGATGTATCAGAAAATACCGTCAAAAAATATCAAACGATCAAAACAAAGGTAACTACCTATTTAAAAACAAAATTAAAGCACACTCAGGCTAAAGAGCTTGCCTCAGATGCTCAACAGCGTCATCACGAAACAATTGACTACACTGCTAATGCGTTGAAGCAGCACGCTGAAGGACGTCAATTTGGAAGTATTTCACTACCAGGCGGAAGTGCATCTTTTATTACTCCTAAAGAATAAAAATGGCTAAAAGAAAAAATCTAGCGCCCAAAGAAGACTTGGCTACTGAGTCCATGACTCAAATGAATATTCAACGAACCAAGATGAGTGATAGAGAGTTTAGAGACGCCCTAACTCGTGCTAATGGCTCAGTAACAGGCGTTAAGACTCAATCCGCTCAATGGAACCGCTGGTCAGTATGAAGCGCCGTTCCGAGTTCGAAGCCAGTATTGCTAAACCAATTACGGTCTCTGACTCTCGGTTTGGCATTAGAAAGTTCTTTGTCGAAAAGAATCCCAACACTCGTGCTAAAAAAGGCGTTTATGCCACTCCTGGTAGAGGCGCTAACGGAGAAAGTTCCTCCTAGTCTAGGGGGACGCCTAAAACACCCAACAGTAAACTTAATATGCCCCAACGCGCATGGGGTTATATCCAACTCTAGAGAGGTAATTTAATGTCAAGCTATTCTTCACCCGCAGCTGTGGGTTCTGCACAAGGCACAGGAGCTTACTCCGTTGCTATTGCAGCACAGGCTGGCGGAACAAACGCAGATGGTCACGCAACAGACTCAGCTGGCAATCTTGCAGTAGATTTCGTCTGGCGTAACTTTCCAATTCAACCAAACGATGAGCGTAATGGCTCAGTATCAAACATCGGCGGCTCTGACTATGACCGTCAGTGGTCAGCAACTACTCAAGTTGCAAGCTCAAGCCTTGCTTACGGAGACGTCGCAGTAACCGTTGGCAACAACCCAACACGCTCTGTGCACATGGATAACCATGTTATTGCAGAGTCTGGCTACGCATCATACCCATCTTTTACATCTTCAGACCAGGGCGTATACATCATCACCCAGGCTTCTGGCGATGGCAGCACACAGACCTACACAGCTCCAAATAACTTCCTTAAGGCTGGCGACACAGTAAACATTACTGGCACTGGTCTTGATGGAACCAACTTGACTGTAGCGTCTGCAAACCGCTACACCTTTACAGTCTCTGCGTCAGGAACTGGTAGCTACATCAACATCTCAGGTCGCGTTCGCTATGCGGACGAGTTGACCGCAAACGACGGTGCTTTTGTTGCTGGCGTTGACTACGTAAAGGTTCCTAACGTTCTTGGTGCTCCTTTGGCTAATGCTCAAAAGGCCCTTAACGATGCAGAGCTTGTTGTCACAACAGCATCCGCAGTTACCCCAGTTATCTCAGCCATTACTCTCACATCTAACGTAGCGTCTGTTACCGCAACAGCACACGGATATGCGGTAGGCGATGTTGTAACAATCGCAGGTCTCACCAACGGTAGCGGCAGCGCTAACGCAGATGCTGACCTTAACGGTACATACACCATCACCGTTGTTCCAGATGCTAACAACTTCCGCTTTGCTAAGACTCACGCGGACATCACATCACACAGTGGTCTTTCAGGTAACACTGCAAAGGTTGCTGCTCGTGCAAACACCATCAAGACACAATCAATTGCTGGTGGAACTGCCTCTGTTACTGCGGGCTCAGCAATTACCATCACACCATACTTCGCTTCCTAATAGCGAATACAAAAAAGCCCCTGAGAAATCAGGGGCTTTTTTATTTATGACGCTTTACGTCTCATTTGTTTAAGGGCTTTACGTTCCTTTTCAAGAAGTCCGCCCCATGTACCAACTACATCTGTTGTTAAAGAGTACTCCAAGCATTCAGCCGTAAAGTCACAGCTTCCGCAAATGACTCTGACCATCTTTTTAGATTTAATTGCGTCTAGACCTCGTTCGGGGAAAAACAATTCGGGGTCTGTTTGTGCACATGGTTGGGTACCATCAAAATATGGCGCCTTAATACCATCCGTTCTTTTGGTGGAACTTCCATGCAACGCATGCACCTGCTGGGTCATATGCTCTCCCATATCTCATTTGAATGTATCGTAGTCCGTATTGGATTTGTAGCTTCGCACTTGATGTCTTGACAACCTTATAGTTTTCCCAGGTTGTTGGCAAGAACTGCGCGATACCAAATGCGCGAGACCCCATATTCAATGCTTTTGGATTGAAGTGGCTCTCAGAGTTCCAGAGGTTATTGAGGCAGTACCACTCGCTAAGTTTCCACCCCTTGGCATACACGGTGAGGAAGGCAAGCGTCTGTGGGTCAAAGTACTTGACCGAAGAGCTGGCAATATCCAGCTTTGCTTGCGTCTTGGTCGTAGTTACTGTCAGATAGGCGAGATTTACTGTTACAGGCTTTTCCCGTAACGACTCCTTGACCGATACTGTCAGTGCGTACGCTGGTGTCAACAAGTGGGCAAAGAATATAAATCCTGCTAGCCCTGCTGCAAACACCTTTCTTAGATTAATCGTGAGATTAAGTCTGATATTGAGCATCGCTGCTCCTCTCAGTTGGCGAAAGCCACCATCGCTGGTGGCTTCTGTCGTACTCAACAGTAGCATGAGAGTTACAGGTTAAGTCAAGTTGAACAACAAATAATATTTTAACGCGTACAAACACGCCGATAATCATGTATAAATAGATAGTATTTTTTGTGAAATTTATACGGACAACCATATTTCTATATTAAAATAACTATAGAGAATGGTTGTATTGTGAGCATTGACGCATGGATTGGCGTTACCTCAGCTGAAATCGCAATAGTAGTATCTGCGGCAGCTGGTATCAAATGGCTCGTTAAAAAGTACCTTTCAGAGCTGCGCCCTAATGGTGGCGGGTCTATCCACGATAAGATTAATAAAGAGATTATCCCTATTCTTAAAGAACTTCGTACTGACCAGATTGCTATCGGGGAGAAGGTAGCAAAGCTGGAAGGTCGCTTCGAGCAGCATATCGACGAGGGTATTTAATGGTACGATTGGAACAGGCCCACGGCCTTTCCGTCTATCAAGGAGAACTATGAACAAGAAGTATCTTGCATACGTTGAGCATTACATCTACGGCACCGCTGGTACCGCAGTAGGTATTGTTGGCGTTACTCTCAAGACCCCAGGACATCACGACTACAAGTCAGTCCTTTGGGCATTGGCAGCAGGCTTGGTAGTACCAGCTCTTGCTAAGCTCAACCCTAATTCTGTAGCAAATGCCGTCTCTAAGAAGACTGGCGTCCCAGAGGCACTTGTTGCTCAGGGAATCGCTACCGCAGAAGCTGATGCGGTTAAGGCTATCAAGGATAACGCTCCAAAGGCGTAGCTTACTTAGCAGGAAAGCGGGCATTCGTGCCCGCTTTTTTGCTATACTCATCTTATGAAATGCGATAACTGCGAAAACCCTGCGGACTACACCCACGCAGATAAAGGCGTTAGCCCAGCTAATTATTGCGCCTCTTGCCTTCCTGTGTGGCTTCGTGACCGCGCATCTGCTGGTCACTTCCCTTTGGTAGAACCAACACAAACAAAACCAAAGACAGCGCCTAAGAGCACAAAATGAAGGTGACCCGCCATAACGCGGTTCAAGTTCACCCCGTACCAGATAAGGTAGCAAACCCTCGAGGCCCATTTCCACGCGAGCTTTTTCGTGAGCCAGAAATTGTTGACGCTTACGACTCCACTGAATACGGGGATGATATACCTCTAGGTGGAACTGCTCAAAATAATTACGCGCCTCCTAAATGGTTACGCTGCGCAGCATGCTTTGAGCGAGTACTAGAGACAGAGACTGACTTTCATACCTGCGAGGGATAATGACCAAGTTTAAAAAGCAAAAGAACTACTACACAGGTTCTCAAGACAGATTGAACCGTGTGCAGAATATTGCCATGCGTGCATATGAAAAGGTGTACGCAGACTTTGAAATCATGGACCCTCAAGAGCCGACTACCTTCATTACCGAAGACCAGGATACTTACGGCACTCCTCCTACATATAACAACATGACCGCTCCTACGAGTAATCCCAGTCGCCCGAGGGCGTTAAAACTTGCTTATAGCAAAGAAGCAGAGAAGCTCGTTGTTAAGTTTCGTGATGGGACTTGGTGGGAGTACAACGATATCCCTGTCGATATGTGGAACGATTTAAAAGCCAGCAATTCTACGGGGCGCTATCTTGCAGCCTCTGGACTAGATAGCCACGACGACATGGGGCCCTTTGACCCTAATATGATGCCTGAGCAAACTAGGGTACTATTTAACTCTTAAGGAGAGTTATGAAAACATTCGGACCACTATACGGCGGAAAGCTGTACTACTACCATCGGCACTTTTTGCCTATTGTAGAAATTGGACATACTCAAGAAACAGATATCCCCTTCCGTAAGGGTCACTGCCTAGTGTTTAGAGTGCCCTTTACCAAGCCTGGTTACTATGCAGGCATCCTCTTCAAGACAGTGGACGACCCTCATTTATTAACAGATGAAGACGTTGACTTGCTGCTTATTAGGGCTATGGGAGCTAGGGATGAGCACCGAGAAGAAGGGGCGCCAGGAATTGATTTTTAAGAAACAAGCTGAGCCGTGGGTAAAACCGTTCCCTGAAAAAGTAGCTAAGAGAGTATCTAAGATACCTACTACAGAGCTAGAGATGTGGGTAGAAAACTCTTTGTACGAAATAGGTCGCTGCATGTCTATGTTCTCTAAGCACCGTAGTCAGCAGTTTCTTGACGAAGCGCTGGCAGGGGCAGAAGCAATTCACGCTGTAGTAGACGAGTTACATCGCCGTTCGACACGCTAGTATCTATTTATGGTTTTGTCGACAAATGGTGTATGCTAATCCTTGCCTCTTCCTTCTCCCCGTGTGGCAACGGTTGGCCTGGGTTTCTAACCCAGGCTTACCGATTTTAATATAAGGATGTTATGAGCGAGCAAGAGTTTTTTGACGAAGACGAAGAGCTAGACGAGTTTGAGTCACCTCTTCCAGAGGATGAAGAAGAAGAGCTGGATGAGCTCTCCAAAGAATTTGTACAGCGGTTTATTGACCGAACTATCCAATTTATGGATGCCCTTGTAGGTGTTGAGCCTGGAGATGAACACGCCTTACGCCCTTACCAACTCCCCTTAGCTAAACGCATCATTGAGTCTGTAGTCATTAACGATGGCGAAGAAATCACCGCTTTAGCGGCTCGTCAGTCGGGTAAGTCTGAAACTATTGCTAATACTATTGCCGCGCTCATGGTGCTTCTTCCCCACCTAGCGCCTCACTATCCTGACCTGTTAGGAAAGTTTAAGCACGGTCTATGGGTGGGAATGTTCGCCCCTGTAGAGACACAGGTAGAAACTCTCTTTGGTCGTACCGTCAACCGTTTAACATCTGAACGCGCCCTAGAAATTTTGGGCGACCCTGAGATTGATGATTCTATTGGTAAAGTTGCAGGAGTTACTCGACAGATTAAACTTCGTAAGTCTGGTTCCAGTCTTATGATGATGACCGCTAACCCTCGTGCAAAGATTGAATCTAAGTCGTTCCATCTTATTGTTATTGATGAGTGCCAAGAGGCAGATGACTTCGTGGTCTCTAAATCTATCTCTCCTATGCTTGCTGCGTACAACGGCACCATGATTAAGACAGGCACTCCTACAACGCATAAGAATAACTTCTACAGAGCTATCCAATTAAATAAGCGCCGCCAAACAACTCGTGGTCGTCAAAATCATTTTCAGTGGGATTACAAAGATGTCGCTAAGGTAAGCCCTAACTACGGCAAGTACATTAAGAAAGAAATGCTGCGCATTGGTGAGGACTCAGATGAGTTCCAAATGTCGTACAACTGTAAGTGGCTCCTCGACCGAGGAATGTTCGTTACCTCATCGGTTCTTGATGAGCTAGGTGATACCTCTCAAGAAACAGTAAAGGCGTGGCATCGTTCCCCCGTAGTTGTTGGAATTGACCCTGCCCGTAAGATTGACTCTACTGTAGTCACTGTCGTCTGGGTTGACTGGGATAGACCAGATGAGTTCGGCTATTTTGACCATCGTATTTTGAACTGGCTTGAACTTCAAGGAGATGACTGGGAAGACCAGTACTTCCAGATAGTTCAG